TTTTGATAGGCGACAACAGCAGATAAACCAGCTTTATAAGCAGCAAATGCACCAACTATCCCTAATACAATTGGGCCAATAACAGCAAGTGCAGCTTTTAACCTGGTAATCGCTGTAGGTAACCGGTCTTTTAAATATTGAGCAAACGTATTAAGGTATGGTAGTACAGCGTCCCCTAATGGATATACCAAGTCCATAAATAAAATGCGCCCAATCCCTTGAATGGCCGCATTAAAAGAACTAAACTGTATTTGGTTTACTGTTTCCATAGCTCCTTCAAAGCCCTCCATGGCTTCAGTAGATCCTAACATTGCATACATCGCTGTACTTTCTAAATCTTCCCATTTTGTTCCGAAAAGCGAAACGGCTAATTGGTTAGCTGTAACCTGGTCATCCATGCCTTGAAGCTCTTTTGTCACGGCACTTGCAACCTCTGCTACAGATACCTCCCCACGGTTAAAACTTTCCCACAAATCAAATGTTGATTTACTCATGGCAGAAAAGGTTTCGTCTGTTGACTTTGAACCATCTTTTACACGAATTTGAAATTCTTTCATAACATCATTAACGTAATCTAGGTTATAAACACCAGCTTTTGCGCCTCGTTCCATAATACCGAAATATTCATCAGCACTATAACCCATTTCTCCAAACAACGGTGCATATTCGGCCACATTATCTAACATTTCATCCGAAAAATTAAGCCCTCTTTGAGCACCCGCAGCAAAGAGGTCCATTGCGGTTGCTGAGTTAACCCCAAAGCTACTCATCATATTGTTAGCAGCCCTGGTTACTTCGTTTATATCCTCGTCAAAAGTTTTGGCAAATGATAGAGCCTCACCAGTGAATTGCTCTAAATCGGCATCGTTCAGTTCATGCATATTTTGTTTTACAACTGCTAATGCCTCTGTAACATCACTAAAGGAATCCCCATAATTATTGCGAAATAAATTCTCTGCAGTTCCCTTTAATTCTTCAAAGTCTCCACCAATTAAGCCAGTTCGAGCTGATAAGGTAGCAAGTTCCTGGCTCATATCAGCAACTTGTGAAACCGCATTACCTAAAGCAGCCGCACCCCCAAGAGCAGCTGCGGCACCACCTAACATTTTCATCATGCCATTAGCATTTTTGAATGTGCTTGAAAAGTTACTCGTTAGTTCAGCTCCAAGCCTAAATGCAATATCAAACACTCTACCTGACACTAACTTTCACCTCACTCCTTAGACTTTTCGATAATTTGTATAGTCTCATACCAACTAAATAGCCTTCTTATTGATAGCTTCAAATAAAAATCGACTGATGTTTCACTACGCACAGCGCAGTAAATACAAATCAGTCTAATACTTTGAGCAGGATCTTTGACTATTTGCCACCTAATAAAAAAAGCGAGCAACGAGTCGTTACTTTCGCATAATCTGGAGCTGATAATTTACGAATTAAAGCAACATTAACTTTAGCTGCCTTTGATGCCACGATTGCCAAAAATGGTTTAGACATTTCTTTTACCATGATCATTGAATTTTGTGGGTTTTCTGCATTGAACTGAGCCTCGGCTTTTTCAATATCTTCACCTGTTAAACTTTCAAAATCCAAATTAATTTGATTGATTGTCTCATCCTCAAAAACGATAGGTCGGTTTAAAACTATTTGTGTCTCTAAAGCTTTGTTGTCTACCACTTCTACAGTATTTTTTTCATTCATAATTTTTTTGTCCCCCTATAATCCTAAATTCTTGCGTACTTCTTCCATCATGTCTTTACCATTTACTTTGTAAACGAAGTTGAATTTGTCAAATTCAATCGTTGTTTTACCACCGATAATAATTTTGATGTAATGTGTTTCAAACTCATTTGCAGTTTCTGTAGCAGAAGCAACCGCAAATTTACCTGGTGTAAAGTTAAGAGGTACACAACGCGTCTTTACTACAACTTCCTGATTAACATACCCTTTCAATGGATCGAAAAGTTGTTGATTTCCTCGAAAATCTAAAGCATGTACTTTTGGTTCTGCTAATTTTGTTGCATCAGTTGAAAGTGTACGCCAATTTATTTTTGTTGTTTGTGCTCCAAAATGTCCGATAACAGGTGCTGTGGACTCACCAGCGATACCTGCGCCTTTAAGTGTTTCTGAGAGTGCTTCAAAGTTTGGTAGCTCGACATCCACCACGCCAAGCCAATTTACGGCATCCTCCCAAGCTGTAAAGTTAGTTAATATCTGATCAGTCTTTTTCAACGTTTATCCCTCCTATGCAAATAGCGTTTCAAAATACGCTGGATCAAATTCAAATAAACCTTTTAATTCGCGAGCAGGTGTTGCTGGTGTGATAAATAGATGAAATGCATAGGTACCATCGATTAATTCAGTAAGTGGATTTTCTTCACGCAAGAATTCAATGCGGCCACCTAAAATGAATTGTCGTGCTGCTTTACCATTTAGGTCGATGTTCGTACTATCAACAATGTTATCGATGAGTTTTTTATTTCCTGGTTTATCGACTTTCTGCCAATACGTATTAATGAATTGATTTTGTTCATAAATAAAAACGCGTCTAACAGAAATAAACGCGTCTTTTGGATCTGTATTAGATGGATAGCAACTTGTACGGTGTCCCCACAGTTTCCAACCACCAATGAAATTAAGTGATGTTACAATACCTTGTCCATTCAGATAATTGGCTTGTTCTAAATCTAACAAGATCTCTGTACCATCTTCTAAAACGGCTGCATCCATTTGCAAATTATTATTTGATGGTTCGTGATACGGATACCCTTCATTCGATGCATCTACCAAGTTGGCCAGACTAGCCATTTGCGTTGATTTATGATATTGCTTTCCACCAAGGGAACATTTTGGCCAACAAACAACCATGTTTGGATCAACGAGATTTTTCGAATTTTTATACTCTGGCACTTGCGTATAATCTCGTATTTCAGATGTTGGTACATCTACAATCGCTATGGTCTGATATAGCCCGTTAACGCTCGCTGCTTTTGCTTTCATAACAGCTGCTACTAGTGGATTTGTCGAATACTTTGGTGCTATTAAAATACCAGGAACTAATAACACTCGAGGAAATACTTTATTGACTAACTCTAAACCCTTGTACGAACCATCTAGCGACACACCACCTACCACATCCGATGCAGTAACTAATGTTGAATCTAATCGTTTGAACTCGACAGTGATTTCTGTAGCCACATCTGTATAAATGTGAAGTTTACCTTCATCATCAAATTCTAATTCGTACTTGGATGCTTCATACGTAATTAATTTATCAGCACTTTTAACAACAACCGATGGTTTTAGGACCCCATCTGACGAGAAAACACCTTCACCCTTTGAAATCTGTATATTTTCTTCATCTTCTACACTATGCTTTTTTGGATCAAGCACATTGACCATCACTAATGGTGAAACAGCAAATAATGCAAAGTGTGAGCTAATGGCTTCACAGATTGTATATTTATCAAAATCAGAACTGTAACCCATCTTTTTTACTGCCTCGCCATACGTATAGGCCATGACAACTTTATTTACAGCGTCAGATGGATTATCTAATAGATGAATTGGTGCTGTACCAAAAACTACAGTTAGACCTGCAATTGATTCAACAGGTGGAACGATTGAAGTAGGTTGTTCGTAGGTATAGGCACCATGTTTATATCCAGCCATTATTGATCACCCTTTCCAAATTTGAATTCAGCCACTTTATTATAATAACGATGTTCTAAAGTTCCTTTTTGTGTTATTCGTGCCTCTATTTCTGCCATTTTATCAATTGCAATAAACAGTTTTTCGATTTCTGGACACTCTTTAATAAAAGATTGAATGTGTGGAACTTTGATAGACTCGACCACTGTATATTTGGGTAACCCTAATAAATTGGGACCCACGAATATTTTTTGTAAAACTTTCTCTTTATGAATAGCAACCTTTTCTTCAGATGTAGTTGGTGAAGCTGATTTGATCGCATCACTGACTTGCTCAGTCGTGGCCTTTGCTTCTTCTTTAATTCGTTCGTTCGCCATTCTAATAACCTCCCATATACTGAATCGACGGGCTTTCGAAACTTAGACGCATTATCCCATAGTAGAATGGGTGCGTTTCTGCATCATCTTCATTCAAAGCACAATCGATTTCATATTTAATTTTGAAAAAACTTGCTACGATAGGATTTTCATTTAAGTCATTCCAAATATGCTGCATGCAAGACAACACATCGTCATATCCTTGCCCTTCGTACCCGTCATTTTTAACACCGATAAATACATTTACAGCTGTTTCTTGATTCGAAACATTTGCCTCTTTTGAAAAAGTGTCAATTTTGACCACACAAAAAGGAAACACATCTTCCTGCGTTTCCTTGGATCCTTTAATTTTCACTCGATTATTTAATTGTTCAGGTACTTTATGCCGATAAATATTAAATTTTGTTGGTGTTGAACCAGCTAGCTTTAACGGGAAATCTTGTAATATATCACTTAAACGCTCAACTAATCCATCCATTAAATTTAATGCCGTTGACAACTAATTAGCCCCCAATCTACTTAACAAGCGATTAATTTCATGATTAGTGCGAGTTTCATATGTTGTATATGCATCTTGGTTAATCTTATCAACTATTGTTTCGTTGCCAATCATTTGTGGCACTGATGGACCCATTAAACGGCCAATTGGCAGTCTACTTTCCCCATCACGTTTAAATACTTTGGTGCCATTAATATTTGCTATAAACGCCCCTAATATTTGCTTCGTGCCATTTTTCTTAACAGCAATTTTGAGCTGACTTTTACGTTTGGGATTAACTGTCTTAGGTGATACTTTGAACTTGTCCAGGCCCAATGTTTTACCACTAGATTTAACTTCAGCTTGTAATTTTGATGCACTCGCTTTAAAAACTTTCAGAGTCGCTTTAATATCTGCAACTTTAGCGTGATAGTCTTTTCTAACTTCCTTTGGAACATTAGACTTGATGTTAGATACTGATCGATTTAAAGCATTTGCGATAACATTTGGCGCTTTGTGTTGCAGTTCGCCTAGTCGTTGCCGAACACTTTGTAACTCAGATTCATCAATTACAACACGCATGCTCATGAGTTATTCCTCGATAAGGTGATTTTTAACATACCCATATCGTTGCTCACACTTTCAATCATGTAGTCACGACCATTGAAATTCATCAACTTTTCAGCTTGTGGAATATCTTCAAAATAAGAGCTTGCAACATGGAATACTACATCATAAGCAGCAACTTGATATTTCTTGTCAGCTGGAGAAATCAAATCGGTATCTGGCACTATATCCATTTCAACACCTTCAATTATCGCCTTCTCAGCAAATTCATCTTGATTAACAAAAACATTATTTACATCATGTAATAAAAAATCCTTAAATGTTTTATTCAAGATCATCATCTACTTTTTTCGACCGGCGACCTTTTGGTTGTTCATCCTTACTATCTTCAAGTGCAGTTTCCAGTTCTTCGTTTTCAGGTGCAGCGTTTACTTGTTCATCGTTACTTTCAATAGAACTTGTAACTTTTGCAGATCCCCCTTCAATTAATTTGGTAGCAAAGACATCATCTGCTGAAAAAACTTCACCTGGTGGAATCATTCGTCCAGCAAACCATACATGAGTGATCGTTTCTAAAATAATGGCCATTTAATTACCTCCATTAATCTATTTTTAATCGAGCAATAGTGCCAGTCTGTGATTTTGGCTCAATAATCCAACCTGCAGGTATTGCATCTGCCTCGGTAGCCTGTACCTTACCATCTTTATAATATACTGGTTGGCCAATCGTTAGTGCTTCTGTAGCAAGGGCAGGCAAATCATATACCCCCATTACATTGATAGCCCCTTTTGTACCAACAGGAATAGCTGTAGCTGCAATACCAATACGACTTGATAAAGTAACAACCTCACCAGCTTCAATATCAGCACCTGAACTATTAATAAAGTCGATTGTTTCGCCACGTTGTACATATTTTGCTTGTGCCATTATGTTTTAACCCCTTTCTTATTTACCGCTGTTTTTAACTACTGTTTGATAATCTACAACTGTTACACCATAATCCATATAAATGTCCCAAAGGAAACCTAGTTGGCCAGCTGGTGCTTGTTTCATCACAATCGTTGGCATGTCTTTTCCATTCAGGAAATCGACTTGAATTGGTGAACGTAGTTTATCAGAAGTTACATACCAC